AATGACAGGATATAGGTTAGGAGCATAATGGCAAACGGAATTTTAAAAGTCGGTGAAATAACAACTAGCTCTGGATCAGGAACTATTACACTTGGTCAATCTGGAGAGACTCTTGCTTTAGGAAGTGGTGTAACTTCTAAATTTAATCAACCTGCTTTTCAAGCATATTTAAGTTCTTCACAAAGTGTAACAGATGATACAGACACTAAAGTTCAATGTGATACAGAATCTTTTGACACAGACAATTGCTACGATAATTCTACTAACTATCGTTTTACGCCGACAGTATCTGGTAAATATTTATTTCAATGCGCTATGATAGCAAACGCAGGGACTACAAACTTACAAAGCACTATTCTTAGATTAAAAAAAAATGGAACAACTGTTGCTTTAGCTTTTCATAATTCAGACGGTAATTTTACAAATCAAGCAACCTGTAATTTAAATGTTACTTTAGACGCAAATGGGAGTACAGATTATTTTGAAATATTTGCACAAATAAATGATACAAGTGGAAATCCAACTGTTTATGGAACTACATCTCCATCAACATATTTTGCAGCATATAGGATAGGAGTAGAATAATGAGTAGCATTTTAAAAGTAGACCAGCTTCAGGATTCAGGGGGAAATAGTATTATTTCTTCAAACGGTTCTGGTACATTTACACCCGGATCTTTAAACATAGCTAACGCACAGATAGCAAGTAATGCTGCTATTGCTACATCAAAACTTGGCACTGGTGCAATTTTACAAGCTGTTACAGGAAATGAAATTACAGTTGGTGTAAATACAACAAGTAGCTCATTTGTTGATAGTGGTCTTTATGTAAACATAACTCCGTCATCAACATCTAGTAAAATTTTAGTTTCTGCAAATTTTAATGCAAGACAAAGCACAGCAGATGGTGGAATTGCGTCAACAATTTATAGAGATAGTACGCAGTTAAGTTCAAGTGGAACTTTAACTTATTCAGCTGGTGGAAATATTCACGATACAACATTTATACAATACCTTGATAGTCCAAGCACGACCTCACAGATTGCGTATAAGCTTTATTTTTACAGGTTTAGTACAGGCACAGCTTATGTGGCAGGAGATTGGGGAGGAGCTAGAATGTTTGCATTAGAGGTACAAGGATAAAATTAAGGAGGAAAATATGATAGATATATCACAAGCAATACTAGGTCTTGACCAAGATGCTCAATTCGTAGTCAATGGTTCGCCATCAAACGAAGCTGAGTATCAAGCACAAGTAAAGTATGTATCAGGAGCTGACGAAAATGGCTCTGCTATATTTTCCGACACTCAACCATGGACATGGGCACAAGTGTCTGCTAAACAAGCAGAACTGCAAGCAGACTACGATGCTAAACAGTATCAAAGAGATAGAGCTGCGGAATACCCAGAACTCAAGGAACAGCTAGATAAGTTGTACCACGATATA